AGCACGTTGCCGATCACGGGGTGGCCGAGATGATGGAAGCGAATCAAATCGTCCACCACCTTGTTGCCCTTAGCGATCAGCGACGTCCAAGCGTGCCCGGACCGGTTGCCGCAGTTGACGGCGTACTTGATCGGGTCGCGTGGGTCGCCCACGAACAGGCCCCGTTCTCCACCGAGCTCGAGCGGTCGCGAGTAGTAAGGCGCGTGCATCAACGTCGCGCCCATCTTCACGTACCGCGCGTCCCAGTACTCCGCCGCGATGCGGAAAGGAGTGTCGATAGCGTCGTGGCTCATAGACCGGTCGTACTCGGTAACGTCACCGCATACGACGTGGTGGCCGTTGAGCAACGATTCCAGTTGTTCCGGAGTCGTGACGTGGAAAACGTCCGGGAACCTCCGAAACAACGCACGCATATGGCCAGAGGCTATGATCTGCTGAGAGCAGTTCACGGTCCACGGTCCCGCCTGCACGTTTCGGGCGCGCATGCCGCCGAAATCAGGATACTCCTGACCGTGCAGTACAACACGCTTGTCAGCGTACAGCTCGGGCCCCGCTTTCCTGCCGCCAGACAGGGCGTACTCCATGTTGAGGATCAGGCGCTTCTTCTCCGGCGACTCCGCCTGAGCTCGAGTCTGCATGTAAAGCATGAACGCCATCTCGTACTCGTCGAGCAGGCCGATCCAATCGTTCTTCCCGATGCGCGTGAGCACATCCTCGAAAACAGCGGGATCGAAGAGCATCGCCGCGTAGTCGGCCTTCCAGACGCTATCGTACGTGAATCGACGGACGCCGGCGGTCGAGATCTTCGGGAGGTTGATCGGGCCGGGGTCCCACTCCTCGAACACTATCCGCCAGAACTCGTCCGCTATGGCCTGCTCCTCCTTCGAGTAACCCGGGCTCAGGCCGAGGCTGGGTCGATAGATCGCGTTGTCCACGGCAACCGCGGACATCGGGTTCATGAGGTAACCGGCTACGCAGCGCAAGCCGTCGGGTGTCGAGTGGACGCCGTTCGAGGAGAAGTTCTGCTCGTCGAGCTTCGGCTCGAAGGTCCGAGCACACTCGTCCACGAAGTCGCGTTGGAACTTCAGAAAGGCGGGGTCGAACGAACTAACAATCGCCTCGGGCTCCTCGAGATCACGATACGCCCCGGCGACGATAGTCCGTGGCGTACGTGTGACCAGCGGCATGGCGTGCTTGTGGCCGCCGCCGACGAACAGCTTCGAGAGG